CTGACGAGGTCCTTACCTCCGAAACAGAGACTAGGAAGGACCCGCAAGGCCCCCACCCCTATCCGCTGGCCCAAACCGCGGATTCTCTTTGTCGGCACACCCTTGGCCAGCCAGCAATCTCGTTGTGTAACGGCATGGGCACAAAGGCAACAGCAACAGGCACCCGACGCGGCTGTTGTGCTCTCCGAAATGCTCACAAGATCGGCAGATCGGCTCGTTCTTGTTCAGGTGTTGACGATTGATGATTTGCATTAAATCGGCTTCACATTAAAGGCCAGGCTGTCGAGGTCGATTTCTTCTTGCGTGACGGTCCAATTGTGCGTTGCGTAGTGTGTGTCTCCGGTTCGACTGTGTGACGTCGTGGCACTCGCTGCTGTGACCATCCAATGCGATGGCACGGAACCCACGACATCAGCGATCGTGAATGCGATCGTCGGTTCGCTACCTGCTTCCCACCTGTCAACAACCTTTTCAAACTCTAGTTCCTGACCGCCAACCTCATTGCCGTATCCGTCAGTGAATATCAAGATCACATCATACTGGTACCCCGCATCGTAGACTTCGTAGTCCTCGATTGGCTCGTCAAACGTTGCTTGGGCAGGATATGACGTCGCGGTTGGATTCGTGTCCGTTGTGTCGGCCAAGCTCGAAGAGATTGGAAACAGCCGGTCAACTGGCTCCGACGTCGAGTTGTAGTTGCTCTGTGACACAACCTGTGAGCTGCTGGATGTTGTCGTGTACGTCGTTTGCGCTGGGATTGCCTGTTGTGTGGTTGGAAAGTCCAGGTCGATCGTGACCCTCACTCCAACCTTCGTTGGATCTGCCACCTCGTAAAAATCGACGCTGCTTTCTACTACGAAAAACTTCTTCGCTGGCGTGTAGGTGTCCAGATCGTGCCCAATGTCGGTAGTTCCGGCGCGTGATCTGTACTGTGAATAGAGACCGCCGCCGCTCGGTGGACGCACGTAGCTTTCGTCATTGCGTGTCCAAAGCACATACGACCCAACACCAGCAGCCAGCAACTGTTCGCCTGCGATTCCGCCAGTTGCCTCCAACAACGCCTTGCACGATTCGTGCGTGTAATCCAATGCGGTTGGCGAGTTTTCGGTGAATCCTGGAAGCGACACATCATCCACCTGGAACCGACCGTGACCGAAGTTCGGCACAAACTCGCAAGTCCTTCGATCGGGACACTTCGTGTTGGTGTTCTCGACTGGATCAATCAGTGGCGTGACTGGCAACTTCCCGAGCTTGTATCCACTTGCCGCTGTCACATGCAATCGAACGGATGCAAAATCGATTTCGTGATCAATCGGCACAGCCTCCCAAGTGTTGGTAGTCGTGCCCGATGAGGTTTCTAGATCGCCAGCAGCAATCACCTCAATGATATGCTTCCGGATTCTGCATTCGATCTCTGGAAACAGGAAGTCCGGGTTGCTGATGATTGCTGCGAACCCAATTTCGAACGTTTCCGCGATAGAATCGTCGTCGTCAACAGAAAAGACAATTTTACCCGATGAGTTGACCGACAAACCTAGCGTCAGCAGCACTGCATCGGTCGCGTCGATGATCTCGATTTCTGCGATCGCTCCTTCGCTCAGTGTTTGCCCGGAATGAGAGTAGACCAAGCTTCGCAAATCAAGCTCGAAATCAGGGCCGCTGATTGGCGACTTTAGCGTGAAGTCCGCAAGGTCATCGCGGTCCCAATAAGTCTTCCAGTCCTGGACGATCTCAACACCGCTGTAGAGAGCATCCGGGTAATGGTTTGCCATCGCAAATCGCAGTGACTCAACCTGAACGCCTCGATTGTCCGTGCTTTCATCAACCAGCATCAAAAGAGACGTCGTTGCAACACTTGGAATCCAAGTCGTTGCAGTGACATACTGTGTTTCCGGATCCTCAGCCTCGGGGTCTGCAAGATCGGTCAGATCGTGTTCGTTTGCCGCCGCAGAAACCAGTGCATCAAACCCCGCAGCGGTTGTCGGCAACGCAGTGTTCCTCGTCAGGCCATAAACTGTGGCGTAGTGCTCAATTGAATCGATCTGGTCCGTGAACCCTTCTCTAACAAAGGGCTCTAGATCAAGCTTTAAATGTGCTGACTGATACCAACCGGACTCGGCGAATCCGTCGTTGTCGCTGACGTCAAAGAGATAGGCCAGTCGTCTACGTTCCGTGACCGTTTCAGTCGTGTAAGTCGTCGTTCGTTGAAAAGTTACACCGCCGTCTGCGGGCGATGTTTCACCATCCACCACATCTTCTTCGGTGTCATACTCGTGAACCCACTTGCCGGCAGCGTTCACATCCTCCGTTGTCTCGACAGTTTCATCGTCGGTCGTTGTCGTGTCGGATGTTGTTGAATCAACGGTTTCCTCGCCATCGCTGTCAGCCCGGTGAATCTGTTGAACCAGCACGCGGGTCTCGATCTCGGTAGTGATTGAAACCAAGCAAACAGCATCGGTCGGAACGTAGAAGTCCGGCCGAAAGATGTACTCTCGATCGTTGCAACCACAACAACGACACCCTCGACGGCTCATTATGCAGGCACCTGTACGCCGCTAGCCGAGATGTCCAACTGCAATGTGTCGGTCGCGATCGCGATTCCAAGCAAGGTGACATAGTCACCAGTTGCCAAATCGGCTGCCGGCTTGATGCCGCCCGCAGTATCGCTCACGTAGTATTGCTCACCAACCGTTAGCGTTGCTCCGACGTCCACCGGGCCGGAGAATGCCGCAACTGCGTAGCCATCAGTTGACGCAGCGGTGAGAAAAATGCACTTCGCCGCGGCCGTTGACTCTGTATCGTCAGCATCCGCCAGAAGGTATTTGTCCTCGTTGTTTTTGTAGCCCGTCTGCCCCTGCGTGACGCCCTCGCCAACTTGGACGACCTGAACGTAGACGCCGGTTTCTGCCAGCCCAACGTTGGCTGGGGTAATGGTCAAATCTGCCATGAGTGTTCCCTAACAAGGACCTTGGATCGCGTGAAATTCGTTTCCGATGTGAATGCACCAGCCTTTGTCTCCGCTGCTCTGATCGTCCATCAAGCTAAGAGGATCGCTAAGGTTGATTTCGTCTGTGAACTCCGTGCCATCGACACGGATCAGCTTCGCCTCGGTTGTTTCTGGTGCCTGCGATGTTTCTGTTAACTCGTACCGCCAGAATGGCTGAGACGAATTCAGGTCAACCACAGCGAGCTCGTTTTCTTCGTCGAGTCCAATGATTCGCCAAATCCCGGCGTCGGCGGTCTTCATCTGATTCAGGTTGTCGGGATCCAACATGACAAAGCGGTCAGTGGCCTCTTCGACAGTCACCTTCACCACCGTCCAGTGCCTTGGCTTCCAGGTGAAGATTGAATCATCCAGAACACCGCCGGAAACAACAACGAGGTTGTCGATATCCGTGTGCCAAACAGGATCGATCGCGTCGACGACTGGGGCACTCATGAACGCATCGACGATCGCTTCATCGGGTTGCTCCATTGAATCAATCTGGAGCACTTCGCCAGCCTCGCGATCGTTACCAGACGCATTTGAGACGTTCACACCGGCGGCTCGTGAACGCTGTTCAGCTACTGGATTCAAACGGCCCGCTTTCCATTCGTTGAGTAGCCGGAAAATGTCGCTCCACACTGCCGCAGATTCAATAAAGTCGGCTGGCTGTCCAGCCTTGGGCAATTGGTAGGCCATTAGACTTTGAGCACCGATGCAAAATTGATTTTCGGATACCAGTCATGGACAGCCGCCCGGACCGGCACACTGAGCGAGAACTTTCCCACCTTCTTTTCAGCGAACATCACGTCCAAAAGCTGCTGACCTTTCTTAGCTGGGATCGGCTTTGAAATGTTCGGAACACGAATATTGGTAAGCGATGGTGAGAACACGAACGTCATTGCAACATCCCAATCGGGATTGTTGCCTGCTCGTTGCGACGCGTTGAAGTCAATGAGCCTTAGCGTTTCGGCGGCAAATACTTTCCAGGTGTTGTCGTTAATCGCGTTTGCATCGGCGGCGGCCGAGGCGGCGGTGAGGTATGCGCCCGTTGCCTCGGCGTTTGATACCACGGTCTCAACTGAAATCTCGATATTCCCAAGCGAAACATCCTTACCTTCAACCTCAAAACCTTTGCCATCTTTCCCCACGCTGATTCCGACGAGTCTCTCGGCTTTGGTTGCCTCGAATTTGTAGTTTGAGCCTGTGTCTTCGGAGACATGCTCTGACACCAATCCAAGTGAGTACAAACGCTTCACTGTCGATCCACCACCATTGCGAATGGACCACCGTGTCTCCCCAGCAGAGAGTTTTGGAAGTGCAAACGAACTCGCTGGCGATTCGTAGTAGGCTGTGATCGACCAAACGTCATCAGCCTCTTGCTTTCGCTTGACGTCCATTTTGGTGAACAACAATCCCGCATAGACATCGGGCACCCGTGGCATCGCATAGTCACGAACGTCGTCTTCGGTTTCGCCATCGTCCGTGAACACCATGTACCGAAACGTTGCAGCCTGGTCTGACTCGCTCAGACTGGCGGTTGTTTCGACGTCATCCCACGCGGTTTGCAAGCTCATCGTCATTTGTTAAGGACCCTTCGCCGATTAGCCATTTTCGCAAGGTGCCCGTTCATCTCTTGCTGTACTTCCAGTTGCTTCTCGTTGAATTTCACAAGCTCTTGGTCGGCGTTGAACGCAGGGCCGAACGCACCGACCTGTGACGCGAACGTTGCGCTGGTTGATGCAACCGATCGTGACAAATCGACCTCGGGACGATCGCCAACCGCTTCCTTGATTAGATTGCCGCGGAACTTTGCCAGTTCGCGTTGGCTCAGGAGACCCTTGCTGACCAACTCGCTCGCCTTGGCGATCTTCTCAGCGATCTTCACCCCGTCGCTTTTCAGTGAGTCGCGAATCTCCTTTGCGCCACGGCGGTCGGGATCAGTTCGGTTGAATTCGTCAAACGCCTGCTGCCGGCCTCGTGTCGCAAGTTGCTCACGCATCTCGGCTGGAGCGCTTGCGAGGATCTCGCCCAGTTCGATCATCCTATCACGCAGTATCTCCGCAGGAGTTCGAAGCTGCATCTTCAGTTGTTCGGCGGGATCACTCGCACGAAACTGTTCAGCCGCATCGTCCAAGGCTCTTTTGAGATTCTCTGGCGAATCGGCGAATAGGCGGTTTGCTTCTTCGGCTGCCGCTTCGAATTTTTCAAGCGGCGTCCGTAGCTGCTGTGCCAACTGCGTTGCCTTGTCGTTTGCCTTGAACTGTTCGATTGCAGCCTGCCGCGCACGATCAAACATTGCTGGCTCGTCACTAAACAGCGTCTTCGCTTCCGCGACCGCTTTCTCGAACACCTCGATCGGCGTGAGCAATGATTCCCGAAGTGACTCGCGAGCTTGCGTAACAGGGTCGCTCTTGCGAAATGACTCCAGCTCCTGCTTGGCGAATTTGTCGAATTGCTCCTGATTGATTGACCCACGCGAGAGCAAACGCTCAGCCCCTGCCACACGCTCCCGGAATGACTCAAGAGCCGTCCGCATCCCGGCGATTTCTTTCGCCAGATCGCTATCAAACTGTGACAGTGCCGTGTCTTTTGTGCCAACAACCCTTGCTTTGTTGTAATCTCGGTTGTTGCTTAGATCATCAGGAACAGGCTGACCAGCGGCACGGAACGATTCAGCAACGATTCGCTGACGCTCCTGTTCCAGGTTTTTTGCACGCTTTTTCTCGAACTCTTCTTGCTGGCGGTAGTATCGCTCAACCAGTTTCATGGCGGCGACGATGGCGGTGGCCAAGAGCGTCCACGGATTGACCAACGCCACCGCCATCCGCAGTGATGCGGCAATGACAAATCGGAACATTGCAGCGAACGCAGCCGTGACCGTTGCGATTGCCGTCTTGAAACCGGCGACCAGCCCCAGCAACGCGGCACGCATCACGCCCCGTTGGAACACCGCGGCGAGTCCCGCTCCAACACGCCCAATCGCGGCGGCAACCCCACGCATCGCACCAGCGAAAGTTGCTGAGGTTGTAACCGCGGCCCGCGACGACACGGCAAACGCTCCGAAAGCCGTCGAAACACCCGTGACTGCTGTTCTTGCAATCCCTGACGCAATCGCGAGCGTTCCCATTACGCCAGCCGTCCGAACGAGCGAACCGAGGGCCAGAATGCCAATCGTTCCAAGTGATGCACCAAGGAACGCTATTGCGGTTGCCGCTGCCGTTGCGGCCAAGCCGATTGCAGTGATCGCGATCGCCAAGGCTGCTGCAACCTTCGTCAGGACCGGAAACCGTTCCAGCAAATCGCTGGTGAGCGATAGCATCGACGACAACGCACGGACCGCGGCTGTAGCGGCTCCTTTCAGCTCTGATCCCAGATTGATCGTCAGTCGTTTGATTTGAGCTTGCAGGCCCTTGACGCTGTTGGCGAATTCCTTCGCTGTATTGATCGCATCGCCCTGTGCGTCCTGCGTTCCATCGATTGTGATCTCGAGGATTGCCAACGCTTTTTCGTAGCTGGTCAAGTTGTTCGGGTCGAACCCAAGAGACAACGCTTTCGCCTTTACGGCGGCGGCGGTCGCTTGGACGCCAAACGCCTTCAAGTTTTCGGTGTTGCCTACCAAGCCCCCAAGCAACCTGCGAAGAGACTCGCCGTCGTCGATATTCTTAAATGACCCCAGATCAATGGCGAGCTTCGTTACAGTCTTCGATAGCTCGGCTGCTTCACGTCGATCGAAGCCGAGGGGAACAAATGTGTCTTGTGATTGAGCGAGAAAATCCAGCATCTGAGCTTCGGCTCGACCAACCGTTTTTCCGTACTCTTTACCCCAAGCACGGACCGCGGCGGATTGATCTTTGAACACCGCCTCGAACATGTTGACGGTCTCGGCAAAATTGCCAGCCGCAACAATTGCCTTGCCAAATCCGAACAGCGAAGCACCGCCCAGTGCCGTCACGCCTGCACTCAACGCAGCCACCGACTTAGCAGTTGATTCAATCTGCCGGCCGATGTCCTTGATCTCGCTGTCAACAGCCGCTTTGACTGCACGGACTTCCGTTACGACAGTCTGCAGCGACGCCTGCACCTGTTTTGTGAGGTCGTCTTTTAGTGAAAGCGAAAACTCCGCTCCACCAGCGTCAATTTGTGCTCGTGTGGTCATCTTGCAATCCCCCGGCGTCGCATATCACCTTGCATCTTTCGCAGTGCCTTCATCCCCGCCGGGTAAATGAATGGTCTCGCTTTCACCTGGTAGCGAATCACCCGGCCTTGCCCCATTCGGTTTCGACGGGTTTTCTTCATCACCGTGCCACCACGCTCGAGAATCCCAGGGATTGGCCCGCCAAGATTGCCTGGTTTCTTTGCCAGCACCGGACCAGCAACCACCGTGTCTCCGTTCACTGCATGGCGAATCGTTGTTAAGTTTGGCTCACCCGACCGAACAAACGGCGGGCTCCCAGGTGACGAAGTCTTTGGCGAGTCAGTCGGAACCGTTTTCATCGAAGAAACCGCGGCTTCTCGCAGATCAACGCCGAATTTGTCCAGCGTTTGCGACTTTCGCTTTTTGATCTGTCGAACGATCTTAGGTGCGTTGTTGACGATTCGACCAACTGTGAAACCGATCATTTGCGTTTCCCCGTTAGTGCTTTCAACAAGTGCAGGTTCTTGGCGTTCAATTTGATTTTGCTGCTTCCATCCGAAGTCTGTTCGCTCGAATACGGCGTGTAGGCATCGGCAGGAATTGGCTTTGTGTCTTTGCCTCGGTTGACGTTCGCTAGTTGGGCCATGATGGCTGACGCGCGAGCCCATTCGGCTCTGTCACGCTCGTAAGCCATCGACACCAACTGCCCGTACGTCAGGTTTGAGGGGTCGATTCCAATGATTCCGGCAGCTTTCCAGATTGTTGGCCAGACATTGGATCCGCCATCGCTTTCGCCGTCTTGCCGAGGTTGCTGATCAGTTCGTCGACTTGATCCACAACAACCTGGCCCCACGGAAAAAAATCAATCAGTGCTTTCTTGCAAGCAGCCTCAATCGACTTGGTGGTGCTTCCATCAAGCAAATCGTTGAACGCTTCTTGGTTCTCAACACCCGCGTCCACCAATCGATCCTGGTACAGATTCCATGTCGTCTCCGCCAGCAATACCGGATCGGTGAACATCGCGGAAACAGGACCGTCTTCAAGGTCGCCGATGTCGCTGCCGTTGGATCGCCCGTAGATCACTCGACCAACAGTCAACGCGAGGCTGACGTCTTTGCCGTTCACTTTGGCGTTGCAACTCGTTGCATTTGGTTTCATTTCTTGTCAGCAGCCTTTTCAGCAGGTTTGGTGGGCTGGCTTTTCAACGCGGCGATATAGTCGGTGAGCTTGACCCGGATGTGCGGCGTCCTCACGATCTTTTCGGCGGTTGGCTCGTCTTCAAAAAGACCAATCGGCTCACTGTTCCCTGCGTTGGATTCCACTGGCTTCGTTTCAGTGAACTTCAACCCAAGTTCCTTGGCGATGTCCTGACGCAACACTACGGTTGCAGTCGCGAGTGATTCGCGATGCTTGACGTAAAGACGCTCGGCACCACGTCGCATCTTTTCCAGCATTCGGGGACTGATCATTTTCATTATTTCGACTCCTGTTCTCAGTTGTTTGATTGATGTGATTCAGTTCGCTCAGCTCGAAATTGTGATCTCAGCCCAAGACGGAGCGGTGTTGGTCGTGTCTTCCAGGTCAAGTACCAGCGTCACGTCGACAACCACAGCGTCTTCGAGGTTGCGGGGGATACTGAACCCGGTGACATTCACCGCGGAGTGCAGACCGTTGTATGTGCCGTCCACCTCGATATCGCCGTCAAACAGTCCGATGATCAACTGCGTGCCATCGAAAAACGCCTCCTGGAACGCCTGGAAGTCCGTGTCGTCTGGCAGATAAAGCAATTGCAAGTCGATTGTTGCCTCTTTCAATGCACCACGTTGCAATCGCCATCCGTTCGCCAATCGCGTGGTCACATCGACCAAGCTCTTGGACATGTTGAGCGTCTCGTCTTTGATTGGACCAACGACATCCCAAGTTGGTGACGCGATGGTTGCCGTGTTGAGTGCCGTGGTGACTTCAAGTCCCAAAACAGACATGTTCAGTACCCTTTAGATTTGGGAATAAGTGATGATGTAAATGGTCTTGAAGACCTTCGACGTATGCAGCATTGCGCGGTCGTATCGTTCCTCCGATTCGATTCGCAATGCCTTCTTTCTCAACGGCTTCAACGTCTTGATTTGGCCGATGACTTGATAGACAAAGTCCAGCCAGTCACGAATCGACGCGTTGTTGGTGTCCTTCGTCTTTCCCGCGAACTCAACCTGTATCCTGGCGTCTTCCGACCAGTATTCGCGAGCGCTTCGAATATGATCGATCCCTTGCGGCGACACCTGGATTTGCGTGTCTCGAAACGACTTGTAATCGATGTTGCTCTCGTGTGCGTATTCAATACGGCAAGGCACGCGAGAGAACGGCGAAGTGGAATGTGCTTCATTCAGCTTCGCCGTCAAATCAACTGCAATGTCGACATCTGGACTACTCATTGACCTGCTTTGTGTGGACAAGCCATTCGTTTTGGCTATGACGCTCAACTGGCAACGTGAATTCGTCCTCTGGGAAGATTTCGAATACTTCGTCGCCTTCGTAAACGCGATCTCCTGAACGAGGCTCAACGATCTCGTCATCCATCTCGATCGTGTTCACCGGCAAAAGGAAATCACGTTGCGTGAAATCCAATCGAAAGCCGTCTGCGTCACTGGACGAAAGGTTCTCAACTTTGTTTCGCCTCGCCGTGAACTCTTCGCTCACTAACGCACCTCGCGCCAAAACCACAGTCACACCGTAGTAACGGTTTAGCTGAGGTGTGACGCTAGCCTGAAACATCGAATCGAACCAAGACCCCATCAGCCCGCTCCGGGTGGAACAAGCTTCGTGAACCGCAGGCCAAAGTGAGCTTTCCCCGCTGCTCGTTTCGCAGCAACATATTGGGCCGCCTTGATCTGGTCGTCGATCGAGTGTTTCTCGAACTCACGACCTTCCTCGGATCCCTTTTTGATGCCACCGATCGCCGATTGCTCAATGGCTTCGGCGATCGTTTCGGGTGGGGTTTGCTCAGACATTGGGTTTCACTTAGGCGCGGTCGTGGATGATCAAGACTGCATCGCCATCTGCGGCAGCACCTTGGCTCGGTGCCGTGACACCGATGCGGGTGTTGTCGGTCGCTGTGCTGGTGACTTCGCTTTCCGATTCGTCCCAGTAGGCGATTGCACCGCCGGAATCAAGCGAGCCGTTGGACGCAATTGAGTAAACGCCTCCGCCGGCAGCCAATGCACCTTTTTCACCGGCTGCAATCGGACGATGTGCAATAAAGCATTGCGTTCCGATGACGATCACATCGCCCTCGGTGACATCCGTTCCCGCGACGTAATCGCACATCAACGGATTGCCGTGTTTGAAAGTTGCCTCTGGCATGTTCAGTTCCCTTCACTTGGGGTGGTGTTGTCGGTTTCAGTGCCCGCAATTTCAGCGGGCTTGGTTTCGGAAACGGCGGGTTTGTCGGCCACGCCCTTTACGCTGCTTTTAGTCTTTCGAGTGGAACGCTTAGCCGGCTTGGCTGGCGTATCTTCTTTCGCTTCCACTGCGATTCCTGAATCGATCAGCACTTCGCCGAGACGCTTCGAAACGTCTCCGGTTTCACCTTCGTGCAAATCACAGCGAAGGAAGGATCGTGGGTTTCGAAGCATCAAGACTTTCATGAGACCGATTCAATATTGAGTGAAAACAGGTTTACTAATCAGCTAGATCAGTCAGCAGCCGAGCCATCAGCACGAACGCCGCCGCGATACTCTTGCAGTTCGACACCGACGTCGCTGTAGCCACGCATCTGGACACCCAGGACATCGAAGTCTGCACGTGCGGTTTCAACGACAGGCTCAACGCGTCCGTTGAGTGCAGCAATCTCGATCACTGGCATGTCTTCGGGATCAGCCAGCAAGTACCAAGCAGCAGCGCTGTACCCAGTGAACAGAGCGTTGTGCATGTACGGAGAAGTAACCACTCGGAAGCGACCACGCCACGGGTTTGCATCTGGCTCGTCAGTATCACCCTTTAGTTTTTCGCTGTTCATCAGCTGTCGGGCAGTCGTTTCCAACGCGGTTGGAACCAGCAGGATCGACGGTGTGATGCCAAGCGGGTTGCCGTCTGGGTCGGTTTGACTCATGAACACGGTGTGAGCTTCGGAAAGCCCGGTTAGCCCCAAAGCACCAGTGTCTGTCGAAACGTTGTTGTTTCCACTAGCGAAGAACGCAGCATTGTCCAGGAACTTGGTCCAGAAAATGTCGTTCAAACTCAACGCGGCACCGCGGCCAAGCTTCCGCGGAACGTCAGTCAATGCACCCAAGTCATCGTTGATGAAATCGGTACGGGTGATCGACAACATGCGGCCGTAGGTGTCAGCCTTGTTGTTGTACGTTTCTTCGCCAAGCGTGCCGTGCTTGATCTCACCATCGGGGCCAAGCTTTTGGAACTTAGTGTCCCCGGTCAGGCTGACTGTGGTGACAGTCTTGAAGTCCCGAACCGGACGAATCGCAGCGATTTCCATTGGGGTCATGTCAATGGAGTCCCAGCCACGACGCAAGAACTTGTTGGCAACGTTTGACAAAACAGTCGGAATGCTGACCGTCGAGAATCCGCTCGCTCGGATGTCTTTTCCGCCACGACTGGTAAACGCAGCTTCGAGCACATCGGGAGTGATTTGATTCGAATGGTTGCTTCGGTAGCCATTTTCTTCGGCACCAAGCATGATCAACTGATTCAGCCCAATGCCCGCACCGTGGAATCGATCATGTGCCGCTTGCAGAGTCTGGTCGTCGTAGTGCTTCTCTGCGTCGTCCAATCGACCAGCGACACAAACCGCAGCCTCCAGCACTCGGCTTGACAGCCGGGAATCACGCGAGGGGTTTCGGATCGTAACGCCAGTTGGCGTTCCTGCTTCCATCAACTCCAGGCGAAACTTGTCGACGCTCCACTTGTTGTCGATTGCGTCTTCGCCGAGTTGCTCGATTTCTGCGGACATAAACGGCATTCGCTCGCAGGCACGCATCGCAAGTTCGCAGATCGTTTTTTGACGATCCTTCTCCGCCTTAACTTGGGCGATTCCGTCCTTCAACCCAGTGTCGCTGTCGGTCGTGCTTTTTGGCTTGTTTCGGCCTTCGAAGCTGGCTTTTAGTCCATCAATCTGGTTTTCTTCCAGGCTTTCAGGGTCAAAACCGATTTCGGTGATCCATGCTTTCAATTCAGGCGTCATGGCCTTTTTCCTCTTTGGTGGAGTTTTGTCGGCTGACGCCGCAATCGAAACTGTGGTGTTATCGTCCGCACCATGCGAAACGAACGCGAACCCCTTGAGCGTGCTCGCGGAAACGTGGTAAACCGGACCTTCGACCTCGCGGCCGTTGACCTGGATTTTCTGACCGGCCTTAACCTCGGTGACTCGGTCGGCCGATGCTTCGATAGATGCTTGCCAGACGAATCCACTGGCGGCACTCTCGATCACCTCGCGGCGGGATTCCGTCGCTGCCGAAGCAGTCCCCGCGAGGATTAGTTGTTTGTTGTCAGTGATCGTTTTGGCAGTGACATTGCCAACGCGTTTGGTTCGATCATGATCGAGGTTTGCGACTAGCGAATTCCCATAGACCATTCCGTCTAAGTCGATCACAACCGGCAGGTCCCACCCGCCAAGGTTGATTGGGTCGCCTGTGTACGCGACAACGTCGAATGTGGGCGTTTTCTTTGGTTCGCCTTGATCGTCCATCGCCGCAATATTGACCGGCGCAGACATCGACAGGATTTCATTCTTCGTCGTCATCGGTTTCCTCTGGCTGTGATTGGTCAAACTCCAAACCTGGCGACTGGCTCGCCACCTGCACGCCGATGATCGTTGCCACAACGTTCGTCAGATGACTCGGAGTATTTCTCAGCAGATTGATTTGCCTCTGCTGCTCAACGGTAATGCCGTTGGTCTCTGCCTCTTTGGTCAGACAGTCCTCGTAATCGCGACCGGCTGCGGAGTGGACATCGAGCAACGTCGTTTCGCCGGTTTGCAACTTGGTTGCATTGGCGGATGCCTCTGATTTGATGTCGGCCACTTGGTGTTTTGGCCAGTCCCATTCGTGAGCGGATGCCGCGGCTGTCAGTGCGTCCGGGTTGCCGCCCAACCATCCAAACTCAATGACGGCATGCTCGAACCACACATCGAAACACGGGTCGAGAACCAAATCGTTGCAGTCTTCACGCTCCACATCGAGCGAGCCGTAGTAGGTCGAATGGTCGAGTCGACCGGATGCGTAGTTGTAATTCGACGAATCGCACGCGGCCTTGTTGAACGGCATCGACTTTGGCCGGGCCTGTTCATTGATCAACGTCTTGTGGAACTCTGCATGATTGGCGGTTGGTTGCTCTGCCTTTGGCTGAAACGCGTCGTACCCTGCCGGCAGAGCGGTCATCATGCGTTTCTGGATGTCGAGCGTGGACATCGGCGAAACGCTGTCCATTTCGTCGGGCTCGAACATGGTTTTAATCATGATCGAAAAATCCGCGATGTTCTCGGCCGCTGCAACAACGGCCTCACGCCAACGCCTCGCCGAGGCTCCTAGGTTGAGCGTGCTGACTGTTTCTGGCACGCCTCTGTGCTGCCCTGGCCGCAGCATACGGAACCAGTGCATGACAAAACGAGCTGGCACCTTCTCAGGTGTCATGTGATAGTGCAGTTCGTTCGTTGACCCTGGGTGATGCTTCAGTATGTCGTAGTGGACTGGATTTCCGAACTCATCAAACTTGATCCCGTCGATATACCCTTCTTCGCCGTATGGCAAATAAGGTGTCTGCACCTGCTCCGTCTCGTAAAGCTTGATGTCGAGCTTAATTCGACTTCGCACGTTCTTGTTTTTTCGAAGCACAGCAAACGATTCGCCATCAGTGTGCTTGGCATGTGCTTGGCACCATAGTTTTCGACGAAACTGGACCGCTTTCGTCCATCGCTTCCACTCGGTTTCCACCATCCGATTGAACGGTTCGCTGCCAGTGTTCATCCGAAGTGATGGACCAACGCCAATCAAGTCATTCGCGTAAGTGGATGCGATGCCCGAGGCATAGCCGTTGTTTGCGATCTCATACCGGCTTCGCTCAACCAAAGGCTGGCGAACTGCCGGACTATGAGCGGAATCAGCGTCGTAGGAATCCGCGTTTGCCCAGTAGTTCTTGTGCTCGTCGCCATTGCGGGCCGCGTCATAGGTGGCGTCCACTACTTGCCGACCAGCATGTGCATCCAGGAACGCATCGACCAGTTCTGACCGGGGTTTCGCGGTCTTTTGCAATGGCCGGCCGAACTCGTCGAGGATGTGTGACGGTGCAAGCTGAATCATGGTGACATGATGGCACCAAAAGACTGCACGTCCACGCTTTTAATCGACGATCTTTCCATGTGTGGAAATCTTTCAAGCAGGGAATCGCCTGACTGGCTGAAATTCTATTTCCCCTTCGTCTTCCATGTCTGCTTCGTCGATGTCACGAATTAGCCGCTCTTGGGACACTGTCGTCGTTAGGATTTTATGTCCGCAATGCCGGCATGATTTGTACCGAAAAACCGACGCCTGCTTTCGATCTGTCTTGTATGTGCGAAAGTCCTGGCAACTGCACCGTGGACAACACACAGTCCCACCTGCAACCTGATTGGAAGCGGAAGCCATTTCAGCTAGTGTTCGTCTTGGCTTGCTCATTTCGCTTCCTTGGCCATTTCCTGAAGGGTTCGCTTCCGCTTCTTCTTTGTGGCTTTTTCTGCGACTTCGATAATCGCTTCGCCAGCGCACAATGCGGAATAAGTTGAGTCAAGCCAGTGGTTCTTGCGACGAACACGCTCCCATACCACCACTTCTCCACGATTCGGCAGGAACTTTTCGACCTGTTTTTCTGCGGTCAGTTGCTCTGAAAAATCAGCGTGCTCATTCGGGCTTGCTGCGTCATACAGGGTCACAGCCAACTCATCTTCCGCAGGCATCGACAGCCTTTGATGGAGTTCGGATTTCCAATGGTCTGAATTCATGTGGACAAGCATTACACCCGGCACGAATCGGCCATTCCGTTGAACCCGTGCGATATGGAACTGGTTTCCGATGTGCAAAATCCCTCGGTTCTTTCCCGTTGGGGCATTGTATCGCGTCATGCGTTTTTGACCTTCCCCATAACCCTTTGTTGGCCGGTAGATCTCAGCACCTAGCGGGCATTCCAGTTTCTTGTTGATCAGCGTGCAAAACTCATAAACGGCCTCTGTGTGCTCGTGATAGCCCGAGTCAATCCAGACTTGGCTAACAAAATGCACCCGTCCGCTCGGATCCGCCCAGCCGTCGTCAAAGTATTCTGCCAACTTGATCAACGCATCGACGAGACCGCGACGAACGCCCAAACGGTCTGCGGCGACTGGCTGCTCGCCGTATTCAATGACGCGGCTGCCATGTTCTTTGCTTGCGGCCAACGCGGTCCAGTGCAATGCACGTTTGCCCGTGTCGATCCCAATCGTGATAGCGGTTGTCTCGGCTGGCACGACCCCCTTTTTGAGTTTGCCAGTTCGCTTTTCAACGTCCTCTGCCAGCAATGGGGTCAGATCGAGTTCAGGTGGCTCGTATGGCAACGCCCAGACAAACTGCCGCATCTTCTTTTCGGCGTTTTCCCTGTCCCGGTCCTTCGATGCCTTCCACTCTTCTGCACCCAAGTCCGATGCGGTGACAAACGGGTTATCGATCGCTGACCAACGAAAACCTAGCGTTTGTGTCTTTGGGATGTCTCCCTTGATCTTCCCACGCTTGGTAATCGTCTGCCCACGATGCAAGAGCACTGCATCTCGCCCCGCAACGATACGGTTCTCTTCAGTCCAAGGCTCCGAACATGCCGGGCAAACAAAGTGCGATCGTTCGGCCGCTTCCTCTTCTGATTCAGCGCCAGCCCAGCCAACCAAGTGCTCACGCTCTGGTGCCACGAACTCACCGCAATGCGGACAGGGCCGAACAATTGTTGAATCGCTTCCGTTCTTGCACTCTTGCCAAATGCGGCCCGTCTCAAACGAAACGGTGCATTCCATGTAGATTCGCTTGCCAGTTCGTCCAAAAGCCCGCGTTCGTGCTTCGATCTGCTCAACCTTGTCTGCCTCGCGGCTTGATTCCGATGACTCGTCCATTCCGTCCACTTCTGTGAACGAAACCACTCGGCTCGTAAACCCTGAACGAGCCTTGTCATTCCCGCCAGCGGTCATAAACCGCAGGACGGAACCGTTTTTGAACTTGATTGATCGCTTGACCTGACCACCGCGGCTGCCTTCACCGCGATCAGGCAAGAATTCGCGGTACTCGCTCGCCTCAATGACCGGCAAAAAGTCTTCCGTCCACTTGTCGTTTGCCATGTCCATCGATGGCAGCCCAGCAATCACGGTCTCACCAATCTCAAACAAGTGGTAGAGAACTGGAATCACATAGCACATCAACGTCTTGCCGTTCTGCGTTGGCCCAGTCGCGGCAATCCGAGACCATCGCCCTGAATCCAATTCGTTGAAATACAATCGCGAAACCGGGTGTACTTCATGCCGATAACGCTCCTTCTCGGCAGGCCCGTTGGGGACAACGATTGCTTCTTCTGCCCACTGCGTGATGGTCCGCGTGACAGGTGCCTTGGCAAGCCCCAGACACCACATCAGATCGGTTTTCAGCGGAGCATGCGATATTTCAAGCGTTGCCATCCTCGTCATCCTCCGGTGGTGCGAGTGCTTTGGCGATAATCGATTCGCACTCGCCGAGAGTGGCGTTGACGCTGCGTGTGGCCTCGGCACCGTGTCGCTTGCCAAGAACTTCGCCAAGTCTCCGAATCAGAACCGCCCATCGAACCAAAACATCTCGGCACGTTTCCCGGTCGATCAACTCTCCCTTGCGATTCGCAAGATCCAACTCAGCGATCTTTGCCTTGGCCAACCGGTAGCGTTCGAGTGCGACGGAATCGCCATCGGCAACCATCAACTCATCTTCTGTTGCCGGCGGTTTTGCGTATGGCTTCCACGGACCTTCCGTTCGCAGCCATCGAGAAATCAATTGCAGTTCGTATTTGCCAGACTTTCCCGGCATCCCCTGCTGACGCCATCGCTTGACGGTGTCGAGATTCACATCGTAGTTGTTCGCTACTTGGCCAAGTGTCTTCGCAACCCCCGGCGAGTGATCGTTTGCTTGCTTTCCCACATCGACTCTGTGTCACAATCCAATGATGCTCGAAACGGTCGTGGTCTCTTCGTCTGGCACAGTCACCTGGACCCAGTTCTTGGTCTCGCCCCGGCGGATCTGGTAGGTGCCTGTGCGAACCAGCACGAGCGTTGCCACGCCTTCCGAATCAGACGTGTCGGATTGCTTGATGCCGTCATACGCTCGCCCCGTTTCGCTTGGCGGAACAGCCAGGATCCGAGCCTCAACCACAACATCGGCTTCGGGATCACCGTTCTCGTCGACGCAATTGACAACGACATTGGCAAGCCCTTCACCGGGATCAGGCAATCCCCCGTAATACTCCGGTGCGTAGCTCATTCAGTCACCTTCGTGAGAGTCTCGACCATTTGGCTCGAACTTGCCGAAGTCTTGTCACGCTGGATCGTGTCATCAAACTTCGGCACCTTGTCGATCGGCCCGTCAGTCCGCTCGAGCCGGTTGCTGATTTCTTCCGCGCTAGGCACATTGCCAAGTGCGACTTTTTCGGCAACCACCAGATCCACACCAGTAGCCGACGCAACCAGTGTCACCGTCTTGCCATCGTTGGCCGCTGCGAAAGCCGCGTCGGGAACATCGACTTCGTGCTTGCCGCCCCCTTTGGACGTGATCGCTCCGTCTTGATGCGTGCCAGCAACGTCGCGTGCAATCGGCGTCAACGAAACCGGCGTGCCTTCACGACCATCCGCATCGATCCGATATGCCAGCGACAAACCTGCACTCTCGAAGGTGAGCGTCACTGGATCAGCCGATGCGTCATAGGCTTCGAAAACCAAAGTCTGGTCAGTCGAATCAGGTGTTATATGTCTCATCCAATCGCCTCGGGTTGCTTCGATCGCAAATCGGATCGCTAAAGGTTTCCACTTGCCAGAACTTGCCTCGACCACCCAACTCGATGCGTCCCAAGTGGGATCGCTCGCGTCGAAGTTCATTTGTGTTGTGTCCCACGTCATAGATCAACCTCAAAAACTGTAACGCGGCGGCAGAAAATCAAGCTGGCAATTACTCGAATCTCCCCCGTTTTCGACTTCGAAACGAAGTGGCAAACCTACGCCAAACGCGTTGTAAGTTTGCACGCCGATCAAAGTTTGATCGACATAAAAAGATAGCTCTTGGCTCACTCCACTAAGATTTTTAGATACTATCAGGAGATAGTGCCATTTTGCTGAGGTGCCTGGATTTAGGTCTACGCTATCCGGCGTTAGCTGCAAACTGTTTGTCCAGCGGACCCCGTGTATTTCTCCGTTTTTAATACGCCACCCATATCCCGCCGCCGTTAGTGATCCATAGTATTGAGTCTGTGAGGATCGCCCAGCCATGGTGATCCATATTTCGCTGTTAGCCGACATCGCGGCGGGCACACGAACCGCACAAGCCATCGACACGTTTGTTGTCTGCGCGAAGAGGCCTTTGTCGACACCAATTGGGTTGTTGATTTCGCCGATGAAAGCCGATGCACTGCCGTTTGCTGTGCTACCAGATTCGACATGGATCGATCCGGGATTGCGTGTGCCGGCTCCCGCTTCTTCGACGTGATACCCCCAATCCATTGTGCCGGAGTCAATCACTCGAACACCGGCACCAATTACTTGCAAGTCTCTTGCCCTTACCAGTCTGTCGCTGGTTTTGTCCAGCACGTCTTGTGTAGACGCGACATCACCACCTGGGATTCGTGGCGTGTATTTCTGCAATCCATTGCGGTTGATCCATTTGTCAGCGATAAGGTTCCAGGCGTCAGGAGTCAGATGGATTCCATCACCTTGGATGCCAAACTCGACCAGTGCGGCATAGCCTCCGGCAATTTCAAGGCCGTCAAGAGTGTCCCACCGTCGTGACTCGCCGAATGTTTTGCAGTATGCAATGCGATCTGCTAAGTCAGATTCGCTCACACCACCTCCACTCCCAATGCCGGGGTTGCCGACTAGCAAGACAGTAGGGGCCGCTGTCGTGCAAGCCTCTAAAGCATCACTGAGCATTGGCAAGAAATTTTCGTAATCCACGGGCCCATCATCGCTTTCGATGATCAATAAGTCTGGATCATACTGATCCAGGAAATCCGACATGATCGAGTTAGCTGATGCAAGTGAATTGCGAAATGCGTTGCCTCCTGCCCCTATCCGATAGAGGTTAATAGCGGCGGCACTAACCACGGAAAATTGCAAGTCCAACACCCGGACTTCTGACCCGCTCTCATGCGTGATTCGGACAACGTAATCATCAAGAGCAACGGACAGTTTTACAGTATCAAGTCCTTTTGCTGCGTCGGCATCAATAATCAACTCTCCGCTGGTCAGTGTGTGACCCGACGTGATGTCATCACTTACAATGTCGCGGTAAGTTGCAGTGCCGAGTGAATATCCACCATCCGATATTTCAATTTTGACCTTCCCAGCCCCTGGCTCCGTAACAATCGGAATCAGGATTTCATCGGCGTATATCATATTGTTGCCATACGCCCACGTTGACGACTGGCCTGTGTTGTACCTTGTGGCAATGCCAATGTACGACACGTCATAGTCTGTTCTCTGCACCCGCGTAGCACCGTCGGAACTTGAAAACTGTCCTGTTCTGGCACCGAGTAAGCTGCCGCCTTCAGCGTAATATAGAGAGGACGGCAGCCAGGACTTCAACGCCTGCATGATTCGAGCAGTGCACGTCGGCCATGCACCGGCGGCAAGACTGTCGCCAATCGTCATAATCTTGACAGCGTGTTCGTCACCGTTTGCGATTCGCTGCAATTTTCGCTGGAGTTGCTGCGTCACGCCTGTTTCGCTAGTGCCACCAGTAACTTCCAGATCGCCACTGCCCAGCAATGACGATCCGTTTACTGTTTTAATCGTAGTTCCGCTAACCAGTGCTGTTTGCTTGGCGTCCAGTGCGGCCTGCAATCCCGCGATGGAAGCAATTGACAACGCATCCAAATCGGTTCGATTGAGCTGAATGAAATCGACGATCTCTTGCAGTTCGTCCAAATCGGTTTCGTCGCTTGCCAGCAACGCTTCCAACGCGGCAATGGCGTCATATACTTCCGTAAAATTCGCGTTGATCTTTTGCCCGCCCGCACGCGGCGTGTCACCAGTGCCATCGCCCGCCGTTGTGCCAACGTTGATTGTCTGCTTTGCCATGGTCGAAAGTCGTACTAGGGTGTTTCGAAAACCGGATTAGGTTAGTGACCCAATGCGGTTAGGGTCGGTTTGTGCGGAAATCAGGCGTCCAAATCCTCTCCGGGATCCGTGTCGCCAGGTTGTTGGTGTTTGCGGATGTACTGGCCAAGATGTTCGCGAATCACAGACACCTCTTGCCCAAGACGAATCCGATCTTCTTGGCATTCGTCATGCTTTCGATCGGACTCAATCAATCGCTTCTCTTGGTTGACGATCTGCTGTTCAAGTGTCTTGATCGACTCGCTGTTTTTCGATTCGAGCAACTTAAAGAGAAACGCCACGACACTCGCTAGGGTTGCGATAACTGTTGATGCTCCGGCGAAATACCAACCGGAGTTTGGGTCTGACATAACGGAATCGGCGAATTGGAGCACTAGATGAACAGCATGATGATGGACAGGATCGTTGGCAGGTATTTGACAATGGCATCGATAACCATCTGCCAATCAATTGCCGCTTCAACCTCACCGCTCTCAGAAATCAATCCTTCCATGCAGCAGTGGGCCTGGATCGCTCCCAGGATTTCCGCTCGCTTCAATGGCCGATAGCGAACCTGCAATCGAATTCGCTTTTTTTGAATTGGCCGCAAGTCTGAATTGTCGAGGGCTTCAAACAGTGCCGCTTCTGCATCGAAAATCATCGGAACAATCCTGGAAACAAACGGAAACGAGGTGTGGATGATTGCGACCGCTGCGTTGGGCATTGACCATTGGGGCAACCACCCTGCATCTGATACTGCGGTTGCGTGACCTGCCGCTTGACAGTCCGGTTAACGACTGGGCCGTTGTAGCTGCGTTGAACCGTTGCGGTTGCATTAGCAGGCGCGGCCACGATTACCGGCTGAACCGTCATTGATTGCACCGATTGACTGGAGCGAAACGGCGAAATCTTGCCACCATGTCGCAAGTCATGAAGGATCAAACACTCACTTTGGGTCAGCCCTGAGACCTGTGCCGATGTAAATCCGTGATCGCTTTGCAGGTGTTGCCTTGCCCATGACTCTGGTTCGACATCGGCATAGACCGGCCCCCGCCAACCACCTGGCCGCATTGACTGGATGATCGTACGAAGCTCGCCAGTGCTGTAGCGATTGGACGCGCTGACAGGCTGAGCCAATGTTTGCCGAGCGACCACAACCGCCTTTGGCTCGACCACTGGCTTGCTGACCGGCTTCGCATTCGGCACCGGATTGGGAGCCGGTTTCACCATCTGTCCAATCGCATCGTGGATTGCCGCAACTTGCGATTCGAGAACGTCAAGCCGGCTGTCTTGTTCCATGTCAATCGCTGACGCGCGGAACACTCGCTGAGCTTGCAGCGGGACCGCAGCAAATGCGATCAAGAGCATCAAAAGGAAACGCATTTTCAAACCTGTGGCTTCGGTGCGAGGATGTAATCACCAAGGCTTTTATCGCCTTGCATGAGAGTGAAATCGCCCTTGAACCAGAACTCATTCGGCCCTGGTGGTTTTGGATCTGGTGGCGGCGGTTCGGGATCTGGATCCGGTTTTGGATCACCGATGCCAAGATCAACTGGATCACCACCAAAGAAACGAACCAGTGCAGGTTCGCTTGGATCGTCTCGCCAAGCGTTAGGACGGAACGTGCCGGACGTGATTGACGGATTCATGATTCCGCCGCGTGTGTGACTCAGCCCCATGTTGTGGCAAAATTCGTGAGCCATCAAACGAGCAATCTGATCAACTGCTTTTTGGCGGGCAAAGCTGGTCCCGTAAGCTGTGTCGAACTTGGCCCAAATGCGATCACGGCAACTTGGTGACCGCGGCACGATGGCCAAACCGATCCAAGTTCGCGAACGTTGCCAAGTGACGACGGTGTTGGCTTTTAATGTCGCATCAACTTCAAAAAATGCAATGCCAATATCTGCGTATGCCTGACGGACAAGCAGCCAAGCATCATCAAAAATCAAACGCCAATGGGTCGGCATTCCGTTGCGGTCGAAATGCACCGCAAACGCGTGTTTGCCTGGGAATTCGTTGTGGCACCCAGCGGGCCATGAACCTCGGCCAGTCTCTTCGGCGACAGCAGCTTCGTAATCAGGGCAACCGCATCGCTCTACTTCAAAGAGCTTTTCCGTCGCTGGTCCAACATCGCCATCAGCAATCCCGATCCGGCCATGCTCTTGCAACGCCAGCCGATCAAAGTCGGTTGCCATGAACTCCTGATAGCTCGCAATTGCTTTGCGGACCGGTGCATCTGTCAGTTGCAAGGATGGCAACTCATCTTTTGTGACACCCGTTTTGTGAGCAGGGTTGTCGAAGTGGCCGAGACGAAACAGCTCTTGGATGACTCTATTTGTGTTCATCGATCGCCTCGTTGGTCTTGGCGGCAACTTTGGTCAACACATCGAGCGGCAGGGCATCGCTGCCATCGGCGGAAAGCTCCAGGCCGTGCTGTACCGACCTCGCCATTCTCGAAATAGCGGATGGCGATTGCAGGGTGCCGCGTTGCCTTCCCTCGGTCACGACTGCGGACAGTTCGTCACGGAACGGTTTCCAGCTTTTGACTCCTTCAACCAACTCAATCGCCGAATCGGTTGAGTCTTTCAGTGCTGGCCAAACTGTTGTCGAATCCAAGATTGCTTCGTCGACGGCTCCTCGGACATGTGAGTAAACCGCTGCAATTGCTTGGGCTGATTGCGGGTCATCCACTGCATCAGCCCACTTCCGCACTTGCTTGACAATCGCCGCGTCAACCTCGCCTTCGTCCGGCGGTGTAGGAGAGTCACCCCCAGTCATGTCGATCACGGTTGTAATCTGCACCAGCGACGGCACACCGTTTGAATCAACCTCGGTGAGGTAGTATCCGCTTGACGTGATTGTCAACGGAGGCTGCGAGTGCGCCAGGCTTGCAAACAACACTGACACAAAAACGATCGCAAAATATGCGATGCAAACGGGTGCGGCTCGCAGTGCAGATCGAATCACGATCAGACCTCAGTGGTAGGCGGCTGCGGATTCAGAATTGCGTCATAGAGCGAATCAACTGCCTTGGCAATTGCCGCTTTGATGCTGCGACTGATCAACGACGTTAGGATTGGTCGATCAATCTTTGCTAGTGCTGCATCAATTGCCTTGTTGACGGCTGACAAAACCGCGTCTTTCGGTGGAAGCAAATCAGAGTTGTCAGCAAGAAATTGAGCAATGATCGAAAGAATGCTGCCAGTGACCTGCGAGGCCACCATTGTCGCCGCGGCTTGCCCCAGAGAACCAACGCCCAACGCCGGTTCGGGAACACTGATTTCGCCGATGCGACCCGCAAGCTGATCGGCAACTTCGTCAACAGATAGAGTGTTGGACATGAGGGGCCTCATAAGAGTGTTCGAACACTCGCATGATGACGCCTGCTGCGGATGCTTCAATGCTTAAGACACTGAAACGCCAGAAGTGCCGGAAAGTCCTTCTTTTCCCTCCGGCACATACACAGGCAGGGGTTCCAGGTGACGGTCAACCTCCGCTCGCATCACAACAATCTTTCCGCTGTTTCGCTCCCGGTGGGCGACAATCTTGCCTTGGTCGATATACCGACGCACCGTCTTAGGATCGATTCGCAGAATACGTGCGACTTGCGAAACGCTCAGTTCGTTTTCGATGTCTCGAGTCATGCTTTCACCGTCTCGATTTTGATTGGTGCATAAAGCTGCTCGACCTGCCGGCGTTTGATTTTGAACGCTTCGGTTTCCATGCCTTTGACATCCACAAAATGAGTTGTGCCGTCTGCATGGAACTCCATGAAATCGACCACCAGCTTGGTCTTGCCGGGAAGATGAAACGGCACCTGACGCAAGAACTGCACAACCTCGCCAGCCTTCTGGCGAAGCTTGAGCTGACTGTAGTATCGGCCCTCGGCTTGAGAGTCAAAACGAATGCCATCGAGAACAGTCGGCTTGGCGTTGTACTTGTGCGATCTCATATCGAAATCATAGCACCATCGCCCAAAACGCAAAGCTTGCTTTTGCCTTGGCCCGAATTAGTGTGGGACTTGCTTATCCAAGATCCACAGGGGGTGCGACATGTCACAAGCCACACTGCGAAGAGAGCTTCGCGCCGCAATCAAGCAAGCCGGAAACAAAGACTCAACGTTCGATGCGTATTGGCCGGTCGTGATGGATTTCGTCAACACAACACGCCGCCACCGCGGCAACCGAATCACGCGAGACCAGATCACCGAGGATGATGTCTATCACTTTCGAAACGTCCTGGCCAACGACCGCAACCAGTCGCCGCGAACGGTCAACCAAGCCATGTCGGCTATTCGGTTTCTGTTCGAGCGAGTCTTGCACCGCACGCTCGAGCAACGTGAAACCGACCCGCTGCGACTCAAACAACCGACCCGTCAACGGCGGCGAAACATCAGTGCGAATCAGATCACGCAAGTCATCCAGGCTCTCTCGCCGCACGATCAACTGATTGCCCTGATGATGTTCGGTTGCATGAGCCGGTTGAACGACATCCTCAACCTGCGAATCAAGGATCTCAACTTCGACTTCCAGCAAGCCGAAATCGCCGATTGCAAACACGATCACTTTCGCATCGTGCCGCTGCCCGAATCACTCCATCAGCGGATCCACCAACAAATCCGAAACGTCGAGCACTTCCATCGACGCGACCAGCAATGCGGCAACCCCGGCGTCCCGGTCCCCAAGAGCTTCGCCACCAAGTCACCAACCGCACCGCTGCTGATAGACTGGTTCTGGCTATTCCCTAGCCGCTCGTTGTCTGCCGATCCCCGCGATCCAACAGCCCCGAAAAAACGCTGGCACATCAACGACGACGCATTCCGCAAGCGATTCACCGCGGCCGTGCGATCATCCGGAGTCCGCCGGCGAATCACCCCGCACGACATGCGGCGAGCTGGTGCCACGCATTTTTACCGGCGAACCAAGGACATTGAGCGATTGCAGGTAATCCTCGGTCACAACAGCATCGAGCAGACTTTCGATTACATCTTCGAAGACGAAATTGCAATCAGCGGCCAGGACAGCCCTATTGATGCGATCCTAGCCGCCTGAATTATCCGGCGCAAGACAATTGAGCGGCGCTTTCACCGGGTAATTACTCGTTATGCCAAGCGGCACAGCCCGATTTCTTCGGGATGCTTTTGAGCATCTCGCAAGCCTCGGGCATACCCATCCTCTTCGGCACGCCGAAGTTCTTGGTACATACGAGATTCAAGTTCGCGAAACATCCTCATTCCTTCGGAGCTTTCCATTTCAATTTCCGCATTCAAACGGAAAACGTCCTCGCGTGTCGCGTTTAACTCCATCGTCAGTTGTTGATATTCGTGAGCCCGCTCGGCATCATCGAGCGAAGTCCAGAAGACGCACAAAGCTGGATCGTCTGAGTCGTCTCCGAAGTGTGCTTGGGCTTCCTTTTCGTCACTTGTCTTAAACCCGCAGTGGAAGCAACGCCACGCTGGCATAACAAGCACTTGCTCGCCGACTTCGCCACTGGTTGGTTCGCTGAAGTTGGTTTGATCTGTCATCTGAGTGAATCCTTTGAGGTTGATCGGTTTAATGCGAAGCGGGAGAAGTGCGACGTTGTGCGGATTCAGTCCGCGAGCGATTCGACGCCCGATCGCACGCCGCTGTTGTCGACAACCATCGACGGTGCCCATCCAGGGCCGTTGACAAACGCCTCCGCTGCTTTTCGCGACCACGGTTGGCAATCCATCACGGTCGTTCTGCCTTCGTCGCGTCTCGCCTGATCCCAATAGTCCCCGTTAGCGACTAGGTATTCGATCAACTCCTCTTTGGTCTCGAATGGTGGGGAGACTGGCGAGCCTTCGCTGACGGTTTGCCACACCTGATACCACGTCGCCTCTTCGTCCTTCCACGGTCGGTAGTAATCGCGATCTGGTGGTCCGCCGTGGTACTCCCAAAACTCCGGCTCCGGTTCTCCCTCTTTTTTGGTGTAGTAACTGGGACGCTCGCCCGCTTGCCACTTAGCAAATTCTTGCTTCCACTCCTCTGCCGCATCCTCGAAACGCTGATCGAACATCGGTTGGTAATCTATCCGGCCATTCATTCGCATCCCCTTGGGATGATCCCAATTAGGCGGGACCATTCTTATTTCTCGACCCATGATTTTCTCCAAGAACCGCACAACAAAAACTTGATCCTGACATTGCGGCGGCTCGACAAGTCGGGATCGTTTGGATTGGAAAGTTGGTCAACTCAAAGCACGCCACGAATGGCAATGCAGGATAAGTTCAGCGTTCTACGAACTTGAAGGCCATTCGGAAATCACTTCATTAATTACGTCTCGCAACGACTCGGCACTTGCCTTGCACCCGAATCGCAAAAACACCTCGCCGGTCTTTGGCATGTGGTTTTCCTCCGCTGGTAGATTGGCATCACTGCCGATCTCATGTCGTTCACCAGTGTCTGAAATAATGATCCCGCCGTCAGAATCGGCGTGGTCCCAGAACTTCGAGCACAACAATTTGCCCTCGCCCATCTGGATCATTAGAGGGTTTGGAAAAGTCGCAGAACAAGGCGATTGCTCCTGATCGGCGGTTGCTTCGGGTTGGCTTGCTGGTTGGGTCATGTCATGGATTCCTTTTGGTTGGGATTGCTTGGGAGGTGCCGACAGGAGAATGCCAGCGTTCTGCTGACGACGGAATGATTGTCCATCAATCATCATCTTTCCCTTCCATGCGGCGTATCTCCCAAGCAATTAGATCCCGTATCGCCCGGAGCATTGCCATTTGACCATTGTGGAATGCCTTTTTCTCGAAAAAGCGAAACACAAACATGCCAATGATCAAGGGCACTTGCTCTTCAAGGCGATCCAATTGCTTGACGATACCCCGCAGGGCGTCAGCAGAACGTTCGGTATCCCCGGCGTCTAGCTGCGACTGTTTGGTCGCAGCAGAACAACGGGATGCTCCGGCATGGCCGGTCTGGATTTCTTGTGCGTTACTCATAGATTCGTTTCCTTGGTTGTTCCATGCCGGAGATCCCGAACGTTGTGCGGATTCAGTCACGCTTCCTAGCAACGCAAGCGGGGCACGTGTCGATACGACGATTGCCGTTCTCTTGGACTGTCCACCCGTACTGTCGCAACCAGTCCGTTAGCGGTTCGGTCCTTGCGGTCATTCCGGCCATGTCGAATTTCTCGAAGTGGCGAATCTCGCCGCAGTCGTCACACGTGACCCGCTCGATAATTGCACGCACGATTAGCCGCCTGGGTTGAGTTTGGCACGCACGGCGGCGTCTTTCGACTCCAACAATTTCCGCAACGCAACGGTTCGCTCTGGCCCGCCTTCGATGACTTCGCAAACTTTCGCGGCCAGTTCACCGAATGGCCTCGACACTGCCTGCAAATGCTCCGGGAGGTGAGCGTATTCAAACCACTTCAACATTCGTTCTTCGTTCATAGCTTTCTCGATAGAACCGCACAACAAAAACTTGATCCTGACATTGCGGCGGCTCGACAAGTCAGGATCGTGTGAATTGGAAAGTTGGTCAACTCAAAGCACGCCACGAATGGCAATGCAGGATAAGTTCAACGTTCCACGGACGTCGTGACACTTTCCCTAAGTGTCCTGCGTTTTGTTGCTATTCGCCTGCGGGGCTGCAAGCTTTTGCGAGTTTCAGAACTTGCTCGGGTGTCATGTCTGTGAACCTGCCTACTGCCTTCGCAAGCCCATAAGCTAGCCCCTGGTCGGCAACTTGCCCTGCCCTAGTGTTCCAAGCCTTGACGGCATTGGACCGTGTTTCCTTTACGGGGCCTTCGGTCGCACAAGACGGTTTCTCGCACAGCACACAGAACTGGATCGGGAAGTGCGATAAGTCATTTATGAGGTTCCCTCCGCTCCCGCAAAACGGGCAGGGCAAAAGCTCGTCCGTGGAACGATGCGAATTCCCGGCACCCGACGTCTTCCGTGACGCCGTAGAACAAGACGAATGTTCCGGCAAGGCCGGGCTGGTTTTTCTGCTGTCACTCACAAGTTCGTTCCTTTTTGGCTTTGTTCTTGCCGGAAATTCGCATCGTTGGGCTGACGGCCGTATCACCGTCCTTCGGTGATCTGTTTTGCTTCGCTCAATCTTTTGAGACACGAAACCTTGTAGAGCAACAGGCAATAGATGTCTTCGACTGATTCGAAATCACCTTTCATTGCTCGGTCATGCGTCTCAAATAGCTCTCGCATTGCGTCAGCCCAACGGTCGTGATCACCGGCGGAAGCTGCACTATCCGTGCCGCAGCCCAACAACGATGATGCACCGGACGTGGCCGGTCCTGTGTTTTTAGTCATATCGCATTCGCTCCTTATTCTTTCGTTGTTCGCACGCCGGTGATCACGACCGTTCGTCAGACCTAAAACAACACGTTATCGGCAACTGACTTGATTCGCTTCTTGGCTAGCCGCTGCATCGCTTTGCGGTAGCCGTCGTATTCCAAATGGCACGCTGGACACAACGCAACGAGGTTTTCATCGCTGCAATCCATTTCGACGTGGTTGATGTGGGCAACGGTCAACGTCCTTTTGTGCGTGTCAAATTCTTCGCCCGGAAATCTGCACTGCTTGCCGCACTTCTCACACTTCCAGCCTGCCTCATCTTTGATGCGGTTTGCCGTTTCGTTCCAATCATCGGGATACTTCGACCAATCGACAGGCATGACTAACAATGGATTGCACAACGAGTCGCCGGTCTCGCTGTTTGGTTTGGTCAAGGTCACACGCGGCGACCGTGTGAACCCAAGCGTTGTGCGGATTCAGTCACGCTGCCTAGCAACGCAAGCGGGGCACGTGTCGATACGACGATTGCCGTTCTCTTGGACTGTCCACCCGTACTGTCGCAACCAGTCCGTTAGCGGTTCGGTCCTTGCGGTCATTCCGGCCATATCGAATTTCTCGAAGTGGCGAATCTCTCCGCAGTCGTCACACGTGACCCGCTCGATAATTGCACGCACGATTAGCCGCCAGGGTTTAGCTTGGCGCGAACAGCAGCGTCTTTCGACTCCAGCAGCTTTCGCAACGCAACGGTCCGCTCTGGCCCGCCTTCGATGACCTCACAAACATTTGAGGCAAGTTCGCCGAACGGCTTCGACACCGCCTGCAGGTGCTCTGGCAAGTGAGAGTATTCAAACCACTTCAACATTCGTTCTTCGTTCATAGCTTTCTCGATAGAACCGCACAACAAAAACTTGATCCTGACATTGCGGCGGCTCGACAAGTCAGGATCGTGTGAATTGGA